TTCGCAGCCGTATAAACACATTGATATCTGGTTCTGGCCGGATGTCCTGTTTCTGGGAATACACAGGCAATACAAGCAACGAGCTGCCAAATTATTTAGTCGAGCTTGCTTTGCGTACTAAAGTCGGCTCAAATTTTCACGCAAGATTTTATCTTAAAACTACTAGCTACAACCCAAGCGGGGTGTCGTCAAGCTCCAACGATGAGGTTTTTTACGATTTTGATGCAGTCATTACAGCTTGCGCTGTTCAATTTGCTCCAGACAATACGGTGCAGATTACGGCAGATTTTATTACGACCGGACCGGTTCAACTAATAATGAACCTTGACGTGCCTA